TTTTATTTACCTTTATTTTTTTTTTTATTTATGTAGGGGGGGGGGTGGGGGGGTATATATATAGCAAGACCATACGTACCAAGGGTTATAAGCTGCAATCGGTGTCTATTCTATTCGCAATTAGTAAATATTTAAATTTAAGAGGATATATGACTGAAATTACTGAAATCACAGAAACAGCTAACGCCTTACCAACAGCGAAGAAAAGTAAGTACGGGAATATTAAGTGTGAAGTGGATGGACAGCAGTTTGACAGCAAGGCAGAGGGCAGGAGATTTAGAACGCTATGGATGTGGCAGCTGAGTGGGGCTATAAGCGATTTAGAGTTACAAGTTAAGTATGTGCTAACAACCAGCAAGAAACGTGACGACAACAGCACTGAGAGAGCTGCACATTACATTTGTGATTTTCAGTATCGTTGTGGCGAAACAGGAAAGCTAATTGTTGAGGATGTGAAAGGCGGTAAAGCTACGCCAGAGTTTATTTTAAAAAGAAAGATGATGCTTGAGAAATACGGCATCACGATTAAGGAAATTAGGAAATGATCAATCTGTTCGACAATTTATTGGAAATACCGTTTTACGCAACAGTTTTATTCATGATCTATGTAATTTATTCAGACTACTGGGGATGTTAATAATGCTACCGGCTAAAAAAGAGAAAGAAAGTATTGCTTGGTCTACTGACTCAGAAATTGAGTACATCAATCAAATTGGCACTTTTAGGCCCGATAACTGTAATCGCATAACTTTCCTACAAGGTTATATTGCAGCAATACCAAATAGGGTTAAATGGGCAGGAATCGACAAGATCAAGGTAACTAAACACGCAAAAACATTGTTGCAAGAGAATTTAGACAGGGAGTTGTGTTGATTACGTATTGGATGCTGCGTTGGGTGCGTGATTGGACGATATTCCCCTGGATCTGCTCTGATGATGACGGCTGGGAATTTACCTGGATCTTCCTTCTAGTTGGAAGAATGTCCGCTGAAGCATTTAACTTCGAAGAGGAATGAAGATGGCTAGGGATATGCGCAGAAAAGAAAAGAGAGCATTAAAGTTTGGTGGACCGACTTATGTACCACCCTCAGATACTTTGTACACACCAGAGCGAAAAGAGCCTAAACCGCTTAGGCCGATGAATGATGCTCAGTATGATTACATTGAGAGTATCCGTACCAACGTCATTACTTTTGCTTTAGGTCCTGCTGGTACCGGTAAAACTTATATAGCGGCTGCTATTGCTGCGGATATGTTGGTGAAAGGCGAGATCGATAAAATCATCATGACACGACCAGCTGTCGATGCAGGGAGAAATTGGGGAGCGTTACCTGGTGAGTTAGCTGAAAAGTACGCACCCTTCATGGAGCCGTTGGTAGATGTACTTAATGAGCGACTTGGCAAGAGCCACACGGATTATTTGTTTAAACGTGGGTCTATACAAGCAAAGCCTCTGGAATTTATGAGAGGAAAAACATTCTCACGTTGCTTTTATATTTTAGATGAAGCGCAGAACACAACGCCCAGTCAGATGAAGTTGTTTGCAACAAGAATAGGGGAGGACTGCAAAGTAGTGATTGACGGTGATTTAGCACAAAAAGATATTAATGGCGTGTCTGGATTGCTAGATGCCAGCCATCGGTTAGTAGACATACCTAAAATTGGCATGGTGGTTTTTACTGTTGATGACTGCGTGAGATCCGGTATGGTTAAAGCAATATTGAGGGCGTATGACTGATGGAAGAAGCTGAGTGGGACGTAGAGTTACTGTACAAATGGGCCAAGATGGACACTAAGCCCGTATCAGAGCAGCAGGAAGATGATTATATGGCAAGAGTGCGTGTACTGGTCATCGATCAGCACAAGAGCAATTCAGAAGCAAGACGTACAGCGTATAAAGAGATTATATGAAACATGGTCATTACTATAAAGACGTTCGGAATCTTGAACAGATAGATGTTTATCGTGTGCTGGAATTATTTGAAGTAGCTAACCCTTGTTTGCAACATGCCATTAAAAAACTACTTTGCAGCGGTACAAGAGGGTCAAAAAATCAAAATCAGGACGTAGCGGAAGCGATAGACACCTTGCTGAGATATCAAGAGATGAGAGTAGAAGGGCAGGATGTGAAAGTAGATGGGGCAGAATTATGACTTGTTGGCCGATGCTTACGTTCCAGCCAATCAATTTATTTAATGCACCAGTACGGGTAGCACATTGTAAACACACCCACTGGGCAACGTATGTGAGCTGGAAAAAGCATACTTGCATAGATTGCGGCTTAGAAAAGCCACTTTATGAACTTGAAATTCAACATCAGAGGTAATTGTGGATCTACAACTAGCAGCAGGGTTAATCGCACTGTGCATCGGTGTCATTGGTGTAACAGGTATCATCGTCAAGATAACCTTGAAAGCATTTCAAGACCTGTTTGACAAAGATGAAGATGGGTATTTTTAATGGCGTTGAAAACCAGCAACAAGAATCGGAAGAAGAACGTGAAGTTCAAGAGTGATGAGAGTTCGTATCAAGCGAATCGGTTATAACTTAACCGAATTCGGCCAACTTACTTAATGTAATTTTCTATCTATTTTTTAAAATATTAATTAGATATATTTTTTGCCTGACAAAGAAAAGCCCCGATTAAGGGCTTCAACTTTCATCTTTATTCTCCTTTTTACGTAAGTTATACGCATTAGTTTTATTCTTATTGCGGCATGACTCGCAAAGAGTCTTACGTATCATACCTAGGAAGACTACACCACACTGAGCGCAGGGCTTGGTTTCGGTCTTGCGTAGAGCGGCTAGAGCCTGAGCTGCTTCAGATTTATTCATATTTTCCAGATAGTTAAAGCCCCATTTCTGGGGCGTGGTTAGTTAGATATAGTCTTTGGCACAAATGCTAGTATCAAAAGTTAGATACTTAGTAGTGTAAGCTTCTTTGTTAGGGATAGTGTAAACATTCCACCAGTCGCTCATAAAATCATTATCAGTATGATCTGCGACACATTCATCGTATTCTTGATCTGGCTCTAAAACAATCAGCGCCCAACCAGCTCTCGCCTTAAATGAGTCTCTTAAGACTATCTCAGATTCACTCACTGACTCGATGCAATTAATAATATCTTGATACGATACCGAGTCTTTAACCTCCCATACCCCGCCATCATAAACTGATACGGTTAGCTTGTTTGCTAATGCGTGTTTAACTAAGTGTTTATATGCTTTCATAATCAATCTCCAAAGTAATGCCCCATCCTTGGGGCGAAAGTTTTACGCCGCTTCTTGTTCTTTTCTAGCTTCAAAATCCATCAACTCATCTTCATCATCCTGAGAGTAGGCTTCTGATCCATAAGCTGACTCTGTGCGTCTAAATCCATCCATTGATCGGCTTACTTCTAATAAGGAAACAATCAACTCAGCTTTAGACTTAGCCTCTTCTCTTATATCAGACCAATACCACCAACCATCATCAGCCTCAACTTGCTCAGCACCTTCAAATGATTCGCAATGAGTCCAACGACGACCCTTAGAATCCTCAGCCATCACAAAATAAGCTTCAGCAATAAAATCACCATCTTCATCAGTACCCGCTTTATATAAATCTGATACCACTCCAAATATTACGTCTTTAGCAAATAATTCCATCTCAATCTCCAGTTTATGTTTATGTCGCCCACCCTAGGGTAGGTGTCTATTACAACAGCTTGTTACCAGTAACGCAAGCGGTAAATAATAAATAAAGACAATAAATATGCTTATATTGCATAAACATTAGATATAGTATAATAGAGCTATGATTTTATTAGATATAGTGTTATGACTCCCAAACAAGAAGCCTTTGCTATTGCTGTCTCAAGCGGAATGACACAAGCCGATGCGTATCGTAGTGTGTATAACGTCAGAGCGAATACTAAGCAAGAGTCTATACATCAAGCTGCATCTACAGTCATGGCAAACATCAACGTGTCATCAAGGGTCGATGAGCTTAAGCAACAGCTTGCTGATAAAGAGCTGTGGACTAGAGAAGATAGCATTAGAGCGATGATACAAGTGATTGAAGAGCCTGATAATCAGGGCTGTAAGATTAATGCGGTCAAAGTGATTAATGATATGCAGGGATTTAATGCCGCTACAAAAACTCAAGTGTCTGGGACGATAACGCATGAAAATGCTTTAGATATGCTCAGATGACATCAGATGAATTGATCATCAGACAGAAACTTAAAGATGACTTCGATCATTACTCAAATCGTTGCTTAAGCATACGCACCAAAGAGGGCGGGATGGTACCGCTCCAGCTTAATGAAGCGCAGAAATACATTCACCAGCAATTAGAAAAGCAGCTGGAAACAACCGGTAAGATTCGTGCATTGGTATTAAAAGGAAGGCAGCAAGGTGTCTCTACCTACTCTGAGGCCAGATTCTACTGGAAGGTCACACACAGACGCGGTGTTAAAGCCTTTATCTTGACGCATGAAGCCGAGTCTACTGCTGCACTCTTTGAAATAGCACAGCGGTATCATGATAACTGCAATGAATTAGTGAAGCCGTCTACTGGAGCATCAAGCGCAAAAGAACTGTATTTTGATGGCTTAGATAGTGGTTACAAAGTGGGAACAGCGGGTAATAAGTCTGTTGGACGTGGTACTACTATTCAATACTTTCATGGATCTGAAGTTGCCTTCTGGCCTCATGCGAGTGAACATGCAAAGGGTATCTTGCAAGCCGTTCCTGATGCGCGTGACACTGAAATAATCCTAGAGTCTACCGGTAACGGCATAGGTAACTACTTTCACCAGCAATGGCAATTAGCCGAGCGTGGTGAGTCTGAGTACCAGGCAATCTTCGTACCTTGGTATTGGCAGACAGAATATACAAAGCCGGTACCTATTGAATTTAAAGCCACTGATGATGAGCAGATGTTAGCCGAGCAATATGGCCTCAATCATGGCCAGTTGCAGTTTAGACGCTCAAAGATAGCGGATCTATCAGTTGATGGTGTTGATGGCACAGTATCGTTTAAACAAGAGTATCCATTTAATGCTATCGAAGCCTTCCAAGTATCTGGTGGCGACACGCTAATCAATCCTGAATGTGTGATGAACGCCAGGCAGCAAAAGATTGAAGGACATGGCGGCATTATTATTGGTGTAGATCCTGCGCGTTATGGCGAGGATAGAACCTCCATCATCTATCGTCAGGGTCGTAAAGCCTACAATCTCATTAGCTACAGTAAAAAGAACACAATGGAAGTCGCGGGTATCGTACATACACTGATAGAGCGTGATAATCCTGCTCAAGTGGCTGTTGATGTTGGTGGCTTAGGTGCTGGTGTCGTTGATAGATTAATAGAACTGGGTCATGGCGATGTAGTTGTCGCTGTCAATGCTGGCTCATCACCACTTGATCAAGACAAATATAAGAATAGACGCGCTGAAATGTGGGGAGAGCTTAAGAGTTGGCTGAATGACACGGTGCCAGTGCAGGTGCCTGATAGCGACTCATTACACTCAGATCTCTGTGCGCCATTCTATTCATACGATAGCAATTCACGTTTAGTCATAGAGCGTAAAGAAGAAATGCGTAAACGTGGTGTTAGATCACCCGATGAAGCCGATGCACTCTGTTTAACCTTTGCTGAACCCATACGAAAAGCAAAAGCTACTTATAAAACCATTAACACTTTTACAGGCGATACGATTACCGGTTACTAGCTTCTCATTGGTGAGAACCACACTTTAACGAATGTCGGGAGACATACGATGCAAACTATGCAACAGAACGACGAGTATGAACTCGATGATAACGCTGATGAAGAATCTGGTGAACAGATACAGGCACTGGGTTGGCGTTTAACTCGATTAGCACAAGAACAGATCGGTATTCGTCAGCAGACTGAGGATCGGTGGTTATCAGACCTTGAGCAGTACATGGGTCATTATGATGCTGAAACTCTTGAGCGACTCAAGAAATCAGCGGGTAGTCAAGCCTTCGTCAATATTACACGCAGTAAATCTACCGGTGCTGAATCAAGACTGGCTGATATGCTGTTCCCGTCTGATGACACGAACTGGGCGATACAACCGACACCGGTGCCAGAGATTCAGAAAATGGCAATGAATCAGGAAGTCGCTGGTCAAGATGAGCAGGGTAATGAAGTCACTCATGCTGATCTAGCGAAAGAGATGCTGAAAGAAGCACAGCAACGTGCTGAAGCCATGACCAGGGAGATTGATGATCAACTTGTTGAGGCTAAGTACCACACCATTGCAAGAGAGGTTATCCATGATGCTTGCTTGTTTGGTACGGGTATATTAAAAGGCCCAGTGGTTATCAATCGTAGTCGTAAGAACTGGAAGCAGTTAGATAACGCAGTCTATGAGTTAGATATTGTTCAAGAGTATCGACCTGGTGTTGAGCGTGTCAATGTCTGGGACTGGTTCCCTGATATGTCAGCAACCAAGATTACCGAATGTGGCTTTATCTTTGAGCGACGTTATGTCACCAAGAAGCAGTTGATCGAGTTATCTAAGCGACCAGGCTATCTAAAAGATCAAATCAAAAAGATTATTGCTGTTGATGCGAGGAATAACTCGAATGGCTCTAGTCATGTTGGCAGGTTACGTGAGTTATCCGGTGTACAAGCGAACATCAATGATAACCGCTATGAGTTGTGGGAGTATCACGGTCCTGCGACTAAAGAAGATCTGGAATCCTGTGGTTGTGCTGTTGAAGATGATGACCTGATTGAACATGACGTGATTGTTAGTTTTATCAATGGCGTAGTGATCAAGGCTGATCTTAACCCCTTAGAAACCGGTGAATGTCCTTACAGCGTATTCGCTTATGAAGATGATGATACGTCAGTGTTTGGCTTTGGTATTCCGTACTTGCTACGTAATGAGCAACGCATCGTTAATGCCGCTTGGCGTATGTTGTTAGACAATGCTGCTTTATCAACTGGACCACAGTTAATCATCAATAGAGAGTTGGTGACACCTTCTGACGGTTCATGGGATTTAAAAGCTAGAAAAGTCTGGTGGCTTACAGATCCAGAGCATCGGGTTAATGATGCTTTCGGTAGTCATGAGATAGCTTCACATCAAGCAGAGTTATCTGCCATCTTTGAGACAGCTAAGAGCATGGCCAGTGAAGTGACTTCATTACCCATGTTAGCTCAAGGTGAAGTCGGTGGCGCTCAAGATACGGCAGCTGGCCGTAGTATGTTGCTTAATGCCGCTAACACTGTGTTGCGTAATGTCGTTAAAGCCTTTGATGATGGGATTACTAAGCCCTTCATCGGCAGGATGTATGACTGGAACATGCAGAACAGCGATATAGAAGAGATCAAAGGTGACTTTGAGATTGATGCTAGAGGCTCTTCAGCATTGTTAGTCAAAGAAACACAGACACAAGCGCTGCTTAATTTAATGTCGGTATCACTGCAACCTATCTACACAGACCTGACTAAACATCCAGAATTGTATCGTAAGGCGATTCAAGCACAACATCTCAATCCAGATGACATTGTTAAAACCAATGACGAGTTGGAAGCGGAAAAGAACAAACCGGATCCCATGCAACAAGCGATGATGGAACAGCAAGCGGTTATGATGCAACTGCAAGTACAAGAGTTGCAAGGTAAGATTGATAAACTCACTGCTGAAACAGCGGATATCAATGTTAAGACACAGTTTAGTGCCATGCAAACAGCTGGTCAGATTGTCCAGATGCCTCAGATTGTTCCTGTTGGTGATGAGCTGATGAAGTCTGCCGGCTATAAAGATGCTAATGGAACTCCAAGCACACAAGTACCACAAGGTATGGAGCAACAAACACCCGACATGCAACAAGATCAAATGATTCAACAGAACACCAGTCCAGGCTCACCGGCTCTACCGGAAGATGGAATGCCACAAGACCCTAACCAACCTCAGCAAGTCGATCCACAGTCAGCTGCTCAAGGCATGAATCAGGGGATTGAGACGCAACAGATGGACTAAAAAGCGCTAGAAATATGCCACTATTGCAGAAATGCAATATGTGGTAACATTAACCCGCACATAATTCAAGACTTATGATAGATATTACATCAGATACTTGGTTAGAGATTGAAAGTTTCATCGATGAACAGTTGGCCGCATCAAGCCGCAAGCTGTCATCCGTCACACTGGATTTTAATCTAACAATGTATCACCGAGGAATAGTATCGGCACTGACTGACTTAAAGTCATTGTCAAACAAACAACCTGTTTCATTACTCACCAGTAACGAATACAGTTAAGTAACACCAGCCTGTCGGGAGACACGCATGTCAGATAATAACACCGCTGATTACAGCCGTGATGATGAAGATTTTGAAGAATTATTTAATGGTTTTGCTGAAGATGATGCAAAAGTAATTGAGGAGATCGTTAAAGAGTCAGTTGATGATGATAGTGAGTACGCAAGTGCTGATGACGTTATCGAAGATTCAGTAGACGACACTCAAGCACTCAAGCAACAACTCGAAGTCCTGCGTAAAGAACGGGATGATTTTGAGCATAGCTTCAAGTCTCAAGTAGGCCGTGTCAGCGCCCTGCAAAAAAAACTAGATAGCGAAAGCCCACCAGCAAAGAAGTTTGATGATGATCTAGCGGTTGCGATGGAGGACTATCCTGAAATCGTAAAGCCAATGATCGACTACTTTGAGCGTAAGTATGGTGACTTAGACCAGCGTCTAGCACCGATACAGCAACAAAATGATCGTCAAGATGAGCAGCGCTACATCGATAGCCAAATCAATATTATCGACTCGAACATACCGGACTGGCGAGATATCGTTGCTGGTAATGAGTATAAAAACTGGTTGACTGAGCAACCCTCAGCAATCCAAGCAATGTCTAGTAGTTATGATGCCCGTGATTATCAATATCTGATCGGCTCATTTCAAGGCACAAAGAACAAATCAAATGAATTGGCGCAACGAAGGCAAACTAAATTAGCCGGCAATGTCGCAGTTCAGAGTAAAGGTGTCAGTAAATCATCATCGGCACCGGATGACTTTAGTTCAGCGTGGGAATACTACGCGAACAAGAAGAAGTAAGGCACTGTCGGGAGGCAGGGCAAAGCGATAGGCAGAGTCTTATCGTTCCTTAACAGGAAACACCAAACAGTATGATGGTTTTGTAACCCGCTAGCAGTGTTGGCCGGTCAAATAATAATCCCTTGTATAGATTTTGGAAAACAAACCGTTGTTTTCAATTATTTTTATATTAGGAATTATTTATGGCCAATACTACTTATGGCACCATTAGTCAAAGAACGGCAGCTTGGGCTGCAACTGAGATGTTATCTCACGCTGAACCTATTTTAGTTTTATCTAAATTCGGTCAGTCTAAACCACTTCCATCAAACAAAGCCGACACTGTTAAATTTCGTCGTCCTGTTCCTTTCGCTATCTCTACTACTGCGCTGACTGAAGGTGTAACACCGACTACTCAACAAATGACGTATGAAGATGTGACTGTGCAAATTGCTCAGTACGGTGCTGTTATTGCCATTACTGACAAAGTTGATGACTTGGCTGAAGATCCTGTATTGAAAGATGCAGCGATGATGGCCGGTGAACAAGCCGCTGAAACGGTTGAAATGATTACGTACGGTGCTATCAAAGCGGGTACTAACGTATTCTATGACACTATCGGTCACTCTACTCGTGTATCTGTCAACAGCAAGATTACTCTTGATCGTGTTCGCGCGGTTGTTAGATCCTTGCGTGCTAACAGAGGTAAACCGGTTACTTCAATGTTGTCCTCTTCACCTGGCTATGCAACAAAAGCGATTGAAGGTGGTTATATTGCTTTCGGTCATACCGATTTGGAAGCCGATATTCGTGCATTAGCAGGGTTTACGCCTGTTGCGTCTTACGGTTCACGTCAGCCATTATGTCCAGAAGAATTAGGCTCTGTTGAGTCTATTCGTTTTATCTTGACGCCACTAATGGTGCCATTTCAAGCGGCTGGTGCTGCTGTTGCCTCAACTGGTTTGATTGCTGACAATGCCACTAACATCGATGTCTATCCAATGATATTCGTTGCTAAAGAAGCGTATGGCTTAGTGCCATTGAAAGGTGCTAACTCAATCACTCCAAGTGTATTGAACCCTGGTACACCTTCTAAATCTGATCCATTAGGACAAGTGGGCTTTGTAGGTTGGAAAACTTACTTCGCTGCCAAAATTCTTAATGAAAATTGGTTGTGCCGTATTGAGGTGGGAGCGACTGCGTTGTAGTTCCATTATATGATTGCATAATGACAATGACTAGGTATAATGATTCCATATTTTTAATTAAATCATGGAGTTATTATGCCTATCATAAGAAGTTGCAAGTCATGTGGAAAAGAAATAAAGATTAGATTAGGGCGTAGCACTGAATATTGTTCGACTATATGCAAGCACAAAGATAAGCCAAAACCGCAAAGAGCATGTGTGAATTGTGGGCAAATGTTTATCATTAAGTCTGGGTTAGTCGCATCAACCCAAAAGACATGCTCTGTAACCTGTCGAGATGCAATAAAGCCTAAGTCTGAAAGACCTTGTGCTAAGTGTGGGAAGTTTTTTTATTCACAAGCTAAAAATAAAGCTCGATATTGCTCGAAAGAATGTTCTCCGGTTGGTAAATCAATAACAAAATCTTGCGAAGTTTGCGGGACAGGATTTGATGTAACAAAAGCCAAGTATGGAAAACAATACTGCTCAATAGTCTGTAGAGGTAAATCTCAGCAGTCTAGGGTAAAGAAGGTGTGCGTTATTTGTTCTAATGAGTTTGATGTAAAAACAAGCGATAAGGAACAGAAAACATGCTCCATGCAGTGCGCTGGAGTTTTAAAGAGAAAAGAAACTTTAAAGAAAGTATGTGTTGTGTGTGAAAACCCTTTTGAGGTTTACCAAAGCAGGCCAGATGCTCAAACATGTTCTCATGAATGTGCTATTGGGGTAAGGGCTGATGGGGCAAAAAGAAGGGCTTTTATTGAATGTGAGCAATGTGGTAAAGATTTTGACGTAGCTCATAGTCACGCGGATAGACGAAGATTCTGCTCTAAAGACTGCATGAATATTTCTGATGCGTTGAAAGCAGAAATATCTGTAAGAACGTCTAGCGTAAACAATCCTATGTGGAACGGTGGGTATGTAAGGCAGAGCCAAGGGTATGTTTATAAGTTCATTAAAGGGCATCCCTTTACATGGAAACGAAACTACATTCTTGAGCATAGATTTATAGTGGAAGAAAGGATGAGGAGAGAAGCTCCAGAACATCATTTCTTGGTTGAAATAGATGGGGAAAAGTATCTAAGCCCTGATATTGACGTGCATCATATGGACAAAGATAGGGGCAATAATGATCCAGATAATTTAATTGCAGTAACCGGATGGGCGCACAGGCTTATCCATAATGGTAAGCCGCCATACAAAGGCACTTACTGGCCTGACACCATAGAAGTTTTTATTAATAATTAAATAAGGAAAGCTCATGCTTGATTTTGAAACATCAGAGAACAAAGAAGAATTGATAGACCATGCTAAATCACTCGGAGTTGATGCTAATGCTCGCTTCAGTATAGATTCTATAAAGAAGCAAATCCGCGATGCAAGTAATACTGTGCCGGTTGTTGCTGATAAAAAAGTTAAACTCATGATCCATAAAACCGAAGGTGATACGGGATCTATTGATGTGCCTATCTCGGTTAATGGCAAGACGTGGTTAGTTAAACGCGGTATGGAAGTGATCGTACCGGCCTTCTTAGTTGAAGTGCTTGAGCATGCGGTTAAAGACATCTATGTCCAAGACGAAGTCACTAAGTCGATTGTGAAACGTGAAGTCCCTGCGTATCCGTACAGCGCCATGGCGATCTAAATGAAACAGAGTGCGCTCATCGCGTTAATCAGACGTTACTCCGGTGATGATGTAGAACCTTATGTTGTACCAGATACCGTATTGGCCAGCTTTATTAGTGAAGCTGAGACAGAAGCCGCTGAACGCGCTCAATACTTACGACTGGATAGCACTTATGATATAGCCGTCACCTCTGGTGTATCGGTCTATGCCATCAATCCCAGTGTTATTTTTATAGATTCAGTTCGGTTGAGTGGCGAGAGCAAGCCGCTTATAAAGACCACTCGACGCGAGTTGGATTTTAATATCAATAAATGGATTAGCGAAGTCGCTACTCCTAAATACTATTTTCAGGATGATACCAAGCTCACGCTGTATCCAATGCCTGATAAATCTTACACGATGCAACTGGACGGCTCACGTCGGCCTATTGTGTCAATGGAAACACCCAGTCAGTACCATGATGATCTCAGTAACTGGTGCCTGTTTCGTTTCTTCTCCATCAATAACAGTGGCATGACGGATGTCAATAAAGCCATTATGTATTCAGGACAATTTGATAAGGCCTTTGGTCATAAGCGTAATGCGTTATATGACACGGTTAATCGAGCCGCCTCAGAACAATCTACTTTATATCGCAATCCATTCAACTAGGACTACTCATGGCCTCTACTACCCTTGCTAAAACAATCACCGACAAGGCTTCAGTATTTTTGGCTGATGCTTCACAAACTCGTTGGCTACCCTCTGAACTACTCAGTTGGTTGAATGATGGACAATCTGAA